CAGCTTATGATCAGGAGTTGCAGATTCAACTGCATCAACTTTTGGAGGAAATAGCTGACAGATGGTCTGTCGAAGAAATACGGCAAATTTTGACCAAAATTGAAGAAAAAAAGACAGATTGTTATAGACCAACACTGCACTGAAAAATGTTCCGGAAAAAAGAAGGCTTCGTTCCCCCCGAGCCTTCTTTTTTATTTTAAATTCCCTCTTGTTTTCTTTTTTAGGTTTTGATATGCTTCTTTCATCCTAAAACACAAACCACCTTGGAGTTTTAGATATCATGGCAAAGGGACCTAAAGGGCTTATTTTTATTACAAATGGGCAGATAAGCCGGGGCATTGATCCTTCAACACCTATTCCGGAAGGATTTTGGCGCGGCAAGCTGCGTGGTAAAAATAAACCAAAGCTTCAGGTTAGCTTTCCGGAAGACATTCGTCAGGAACCGCTGACGGTCCCCGATAAAAATAAAGACGAAGAAACTATTACCCGGATCAGGGAACGTTTCGAAGTTATCACGACGATGACTGAAATGGCAGCGAGTGGCAACAATCGCGCCATGATCATTTCCGGTGGTCCCGGCCTTTCCAAATCTTATACCGTTGAAACTACGTTAAGGAATTGGGACCCGTCAGGGGATCGATATGAAATTGTTAAGGGTAAGGTTCTGGAAACTGGTTTGTATCAATTGCTGTGGGAACGTAGACATCCTCGTCAGGTCCTGGTTTTTGATGATGCAGACCAAATCTTTTTTGATGAGGTGTCGTTGAATATCTTGAAGGCGGTTTGTGATTCGACCAAGAAACGCAGCGTTCACCGTCTTAGTTTGGGTATCCTAGTTGATAAAAATGGTGGTCGCATTCCCCGAACATTTGATTTTGAGGGATCGATTATTTTTATCACAAACTATGATTTCAATTCGATAATTCAGCGTCAAGATGACGCCAAGGAAGGAAAGAAGCACGGTCGTTTGGTCGAACATCTGGACGCCCTTATGTCGCGATCTCATTACATCGATACGACGTTACACAATCGTCATGCCGCCGCTCTGTGGTGCAATGAGGTTGAACGACAAGGTGTTTTGCTTGCTCATTTGAATGAGCACCAACGTGCCGACGTGATGGAATTCTTCAATAAGCATATTGCCGATTTGAAGAAGGTTGATCTGCGAATGATCCTGAAACTGGCTGATATTCGTCAAAGTAATTCGCCGGTTTGGGAAAAGGTAGCTTCGGTTACATCTCTGAAAGAACCCAAGTGAAAGGCAAGTATTCTTAAATATCAACGGAGGAAACGTCATGAACGTTACCAAATACCACCGCGTGTTCAAACTTTTGAAAGATAATGGACACTCGGCGTTGAGTGCTCTGGAAATTATCTTCGATGCTAAACGTGGCGACCGTCGAGCCACCTACTGGATTCGTATTTTACATGGTTGATAAATATTTGAGAAAGGATTATATTGGACAACCATGGACGAAATTAGTAAAACCTATCTTAGGATGCAGTTAGACGAGGCGGCACGTCGTAGCTTATCGCGTGTGTCCGAACATGTGAAGGGTCGTAATATTGGAATTATCACGGCTCATCGCGGTGAGTTTACTGCTGCGGAAAATAATGAGCGCAACAAAAGTCTAGGCCATGATATTCGTAAACATGGCCTTGGGTTCATTCATGTTCGTGGTCGATATGTTGAAAATCACGGTACGGCCCACGCCAAACCAGTTGATGAGCATTCTTTTCTTGTAATTGGAAAGAAAGGTGATGATGGCGGTCATCTGAAGGGATTTCTCACCAAACATGGTGAAAAGTATGCCCAGGATTCAGTGCTGCATAAGTCACACGATTCGGAACATGCACATTTAATTGGAACCAAGGAAGGCGTTTTTCCGGGAAAAGGTGAACATCATAATGTTGGTGTGTTTCATCCTAACCGGGCACCCGAATTTCATTCGGTGATGACACGTGGTGGCGGTAAAGTTGGCCAGACACCTGCTGCACATCGAACGTTTGCTTTTGAGGAAGTACAAAACTGGGGAAGCTGGGAAAGTTTTGGTTTCTATACACCGGTTGACTTCGCGTCACGTCGAGAACACTTGTTTTAAAGGGATTACGTCTGACACACTTTCGCTAACAGGAGAAGCTAATGAATTGCGCCCAATGTGAAGGCGAGATACCAGATGGAGAACAGACCGTTGTCTGGGGTCCACCCGGTCAGCCGGTTAGCGTCGTTTTCATATGTCCCAAGTGCTCGGATAAGATGGTTAGCGCTGGCCTATTGAAACAGTTCGATCCATTGGCGGCGGATTGATATCGCTAATAGGCGTCTGAGATTATGGGCTGCACCGAGGGAACTAGATCACTGCGCTATACCGTGTGTGGACGGTGTGCAAATCACCCTCGCCGGACCCGGCTAGCTCCTCCACATACGGGCTAGTCCGGGCGTATGGCCGGGCGGTGTCCCTGGCGCACCAGCACATGCCGTTTGAAACGGCAGCCAGGACTAATACGACGAACGAATAGGACAAATAGGCGATGGCTGTTTTCATGTGCCAAGACTGCGGGACCGAGATGATTGATGAGTACTATACCGTTGAGGATAGACAGCTATGTTTCCCCTGCGCCCAGCTACCAGGAGCGCCGAAGTGGAGTACACACTATCGAGGCGTACATACTTTGCTGGGCTCGAAATATAAAGCGTACCACGCTACGTTCGATGAGCGTAAGGCCGCAAGAACCAAACGCATACTGGCGCAGCCAGCAACTGGCAAGTCGCCTCTAATCAAGGACGAATAGGATAGCTAAGCGATGCCGGTCTTGCACTGCAAAGAATGTCATCACGAATGGGAAGGTCGCCGTAGCGACCGGTGTGACTGGTGCGGCGCCGGGGCACTGGTACTTGAAGCGCAATCTGCCTTCGAGAAAATGCTTTGTGATCCGACATGGGATGCCAACATCAAGCAGTGGGTGGCAGAGATTTCGCTACGCGATGCTGGATATGACGCCAAAGAATAGCGGCCGAATAGGAGATGTATGTGATGTGGCTATGCAAAATATTCGGACACCACCCAAGTAGCTTTTGGGAGGAAGTATTTGGTTTCCGGGCCGAGCGATGTCGCAGGTGTCATAAGTTATACGTAGCGCGCATATAGGACATATACGATGGGCGTGCGCTGGCCAAAACTATACCGCTACAACGGGCGCTGGTGGCATGGCGGCTGGAATGTATGGGGCGACGCAGAGAACGGAGGGCATTTAGCCAAAGAGTTTCTTTGGCTGCTCCGACACGGAGCGTTCCATGCTTGCTGGCAATGGCCCAAACGTGAATATCTGATTTTTGGAATAGGTCGAGATTGGTACGACGGACCAATCTGGTTTATCCATGCCGGATTCTTTTCGGTAGACCTATCCCCAGAATGACGGCCGCATAGAGGATATAGACGATGATCTTTGATAATGAACCCACTAGCCACGAGGTCGAAGTTCTAAGGATGCTCAACGGAGAAGTTGATTTTCCGTGGGGCGCATGGGTTGGGGCATGCTTAGAATTTCTGTCTGGCAGCGGCTACTGCACCCGAGGCCCCAACTACCAGATCACGGACAAGGGCAAAGACTATCTTAAAACCCTGGCCGCATAGAGGATATAGAATGTTTAAATTATATGGGAAGGAACCTTCATGGATCGAAGGCGCCGCTGGCCCCACGTTTTGTAGGGGGGTAGGGATTGGTGTTCAGGTTGAGCGCAGAGAGACGGGGTTGGGCAAAGTTGAGTGGGTCACTCTCAGCATAAATCAGCGGGATGGCTACATAGAGCAGTATTGGATATTGAAAGATGAACTGCTCGCGGCGCTTGGCGTTAAGGTAGACGCATAGAGGATGAAAATGGCTTACGTTTTGATTGATTTAGAAGACGATGTTGGGGGACCGGTTTCCGGGTCACCAATATCAGGTCTGCAACGAAGAAGATTCAGAAATCATTGCCACTTTCGCTACCAAAAAACTGGCAGAGTTCTTTATCGGTGAAATGGAATTGGAAGAAGAACGCGACAGACTTTACCGGCAGATCGATCTTGTTGAGCGCCAGATGAGTAATCTTGGCAAGCAACTGGCAGATGCCGGGCGCGAGATAGAGCGTTTGCGTAGGTCATGTGGGGAAGCACAGGACAAGTAAGCGACATGGAGATAAAGGGCGAATAGAAAATCCTTGTTTTAAACAATTTAAGCCAATTTAATAAATACTCTTAGGAGTATTTTTTATGGCAGATGTATCAGCAATTATTACTTTAAAAGACATTTTCGAGGCATTAGTTCCTATCGTTCAGGTTTTTGCAACGTCGATCATCACGGCGGCCGTTGGTTTTGCGGCCAACTGGCTTAGAAAGAAATATAATATTTCAGTTGATGCTGAAATGCGCAATGCACTTGATAAAGCGCTAACGAACGCTGCCGGTAATCTGATCGCAAAGGGAGCCGTATCTCTTGAAGGAACGAAAATCGTTATCACGAATACTGCGGCTCATGATGCTGTTGAATATGTCATGAAAAACGCGGCCGATGCGGTAAAACATTTCAACTTTACCCAGGAAGATGCTGACAAGATTGTTGAACGTATTGCATCTAAGATTGCTCAGATGCCCGGAACACCGTCTGTGCAAGTTGCTCAGCAGGCTAATTAATGGATTTTTCTGGTCTAAACAAAGTATTACATTTTTCGGAATGGCTTTTTAATTGGCTTCCAACAAAGAACGCGCAGGACATTCGAACCACTGCGCTAACCATTGAACAGTTGGAACCAATTATCAATAAATTGATTCCGCCTTTGACCAAAGCGGTTCAATTGTTGCAACCGGCCATTAAGGAAGGTCAAAAAGTCTCTCCGGAAGTTATAAAGATTTGGAAAGAAATGCAACCAAGTGTGCTGGAAGCGATCACGGCGATTCCGGTGTTGGTCAAGGCGTGGCCCGATATTATGCAGGCTTATAAGACCGCGCAACCCGCGATTAACGCGGTGGAACGCATCATGAATTATCATAAGGCCAAGGGACTGAATCATCAGGCCGCAATGCAAGAAACAAAAGATTCATTAGAGAAATGGTTGGAATCACAGGGAGAAAAATAATTGTTTTCATTTAAAACCGGCAAGTTGCCGCCAACAAAAAAGATTTCATTTAATTTTCATAATTTTTTCAATTTTAAGGAAGCATCCCTAAACATACCCCGCCGTTTTGGTCATTATAATCTGATTGATGTAAGTGACTGGGGAATGTTGGCAAACGATAAACACGGTTGCTGTGTGTTTTCTGATTTCGGTCACGTTACTCGTCTTGCTGCTGCTGAAGGTGGTTTGATTATAAAACCAACCGACGAAGAAGTACTTCAGATGTATTCTGAAGTTACTGGATTTAATCCCAATGACCCGACGACTGATAATGGCACCAGCATGGCGCAGGCTGCTTCTTATCGTCGTAAAGAAGGTGTTCTTGTTCAGGGACAGCGATATAAAACCGAAGCATATACATCTCTAGCGACTGGTTCCGAATCATTTTTGACAGAATTAGAGGCAGCGGTTTACTATTTTGGATCGGTTGATATCGGAATCGAATTTCCAATTTCGGCCGGTGAACAATTTGATAAAGCAGAACCCTGGAGTGTCGTCCATGGCTCAAAGGTAGACGGTGGACACTGTATTCCTATCATAGGTCGTAATGATGCAGGGAATTGGGTAACGGTTACCTGGGGCCGTCTACAGGCGATTACGCCACAGTTCTTATTAGAGTATTGCGACGAATCATTCGTTCATCTGAGTAAATTGCCGTTACGTCCCTTGAGTCCCGAACATTATGATTACAACAAATTACAGGAAGAGTTGAGTAAATTATGATAAATTTTCAAGTCGGCCAACAGGTTGTTTGCGTGGATGATTCTAATTTGAAAATAGATCAGGGAAAATATTTGAAAAATGGACAAATTTATACGATTCGTTGGATTGGTCCTGCGTATATCCCAAATCAAGCCGGAAATGGTTTCGAAGAAGAAATTTGTGTGCGTCTGGTGGGTATTACTCGTCCGATCATGGCGCGTCGTATGAAAGAAAAATTTGGAATGAAAGGTGGGTCATTGGTTACGTCATTGATAAATGGTCATCTGGATAGTCAAGGATATAATTCGGATGAATTTGATGATATGCCGTTTCGTGCCGTGAGATTTCGTCCTCTGGATGAAAAGAAGGACAAGTTGGAAATTTTCAATAAATTACTAACACCTATTCCGGAAAAAGTTTAAGGCTTGACACAAAATCCATCAGTTGATTATCCTTAGTGAATGGTCAACGAGATGAAACGCGAATACGTAGCGAATGTGGCCCAGACCGCTGTGTCAGATGAAGATGTCGCTACTTTCATCAGTGGTTTGGAGTCTTATTATGAGTGCCGTGGTGGTTCAATATACATTCAAGGACAGCAGGAACAAAATTCAGGAAAAAATCGTTTGGTTTCCAACTTTTTTGGAAGCAAATAATTATGCCAAAACTTTGAAGCATTCGGTTTTTTTAATTGGAAAACCAGTTATCGAGGAAAAATTATGAAATGTAAATTTGAAGTTGGTCAGAAGGTGGTGTGTATTTCTTCTTCTTGGGTTGATGATCGCGGGCAGGTTCCACCGTGTCCTTTACCCCAAAGTGGAGAGATTGTTACCATCGCGAAGATAATTCCGGACGACAATCCTATGTATGAAATTTTATTGCAATTAAAAGAATATTCTTCTCCCGTTGGTTTTGGCCCACAGGGGTTGCCGCACATTCCTCAGTTTGCCCATTATGATTTTCGTCCTTTGAATGAACGACCCACAGAAACTTCTATTGAAGTATTCAAAAAACTCTTGACTCCTACAAAAAAGAATGTATTGGAGAAAGTGTAAACCTGTAACACCCTTCACGAGGATCATTGAAAATGAACTGGAACCATATTCTAAATTGGGAACTTTTGTCTGGCTCTCATAATTTTCCCGGACCAGATGGTGGGACTTGTATTAATGAAGCGGCAATCGTGGCTGCGGGCTTTAAATATAAAATAGTCAAATCGGCAGACGACTGTCCACCTTGTTTTTCAAAGGTTATTTCTTCCTATTTAATTGGGTTGAACGATTCTATGCCTCATGATTTACGTCAAGAACTATTAATGCCTTTTGTTGTACGTCTATCCGGAACTGCTGATTCAGCAGATATCGAAGAAATTCGAATTCAATATATTATTACAGAGATTGTTAAAAAAATACTTCCTAATGTTTTAAATAAAGTTGGTCTTTTTCATGTAGCAAATAGTTGTGCAATGATTAAAGACTTCAAGGAAGCATCAACTATTACTCATGCTGCTGCTCATGCTGCTCGTGCTGCTTATGCTGTTGCTGCTCGTGCTGATGCTGTTTATGCTGCTGGTGCTGCTGCTCGTGCTGCTGATGCTGCTCGTACTGCTTATGCTGCTTATGCTGCTGCTGCTCGTGCTGCTACTCGTGATGCTGCTATTACTTATGCTGTTAATGCTGTTGCTTATGCTGCTGGTGCTGGTCGTGCTGATGCTGGTGTTTGGAAAATTGCTTCTGATATTGCAATGGAAGCAATTTTGCTCGGTAATCATCCCGAAGAGAAAGATGTTGAACTTGTTGTTCGGCGCATGAATCAAGCCAAATTGGAACACGTATAAGCGCGTGGAGGATTTAATTGACGGACAAGATAAAGGAATGCCTGCGACATGCCGAAGAGTGTCGCAGGCTTCTTCGGCGCCATCAATATAAACCCGAAGATAAAAAGGCATTGGAGGAAATGATAGCGGCATGGGAAGCTGCGGCTGAAACACGTCGTCAGATGCTTGAAGCCGACGCAAAACGCCTTCAAATCGAAGCCCGAGCTTACTTACAAAAGGTGGAGATACAGAACAATGTCCAACCCTATGAGGCCCCGGATCGACGCGGACGAAATTCTGATCAAAGCAATCGACAAGGTGGTGTTCGAGGAACATTTGAATGATAAAGAAATATACTGTGCCCAGGCGTCTCTACAAACAGTTTTGGCATGGTATATTACCTACAAACAAAAACCAAAAGAAAAGAAATCTCGCAGGTACTATGCCTGATCAATATCAAAGCACGCCGTGTCTGACTTGTATGGAACTTAACTGCTTTTCCTGTGAACGCTTGAAAATGATATTTTTGGAAGATGTTAATAAATGGCGTGCAGTTGGATGGCAAACGCGCGGCGTTTCTTCGGAAGGATTTGTGCGTATGGTTTGGGTGGATGATCTAGAGAAAATGATTATTCCGGAGTAGATATGATTGATTTAACCGGTGTCTGTAGGGGTGGGCCTTATGATGGGCAGATGATGGTTCATTGGTCGGAGCGGAAACGAATCAATCACAGTGATTTCAAGATGGGTTATTATTTGTGGATTGAAGAAGCTAAATTTTGGAAGTGGAGCGGGTGGGAATCGGCTAATAATTTTTGGTAAAAATAGGGTGAATCCCCTGAATAGGAGAAAGTAAAATGTCAAATCTGAATGAAATCTTCCAACCTGTATCTTTGCGAACAGGTTCGGGTAACGGTGATCCACGCGATGGACTTTGTATCATGCAAATGGTCGATTGGTTTTCGGGTTCTGTTAAAGTTTCCGATACACCTTCGTGTGCATGTCCTGCCTTAACTCAATATGCCATATTATTGAATGATAGTGCAACGGATGAACAACGAGATAGTCTTTGGCCTTTGGTTTGGAAATTACTAAATTCCAAGGATGAATCAAAAATTAAATTAAGGGTTGAATTTATAGTAAGAGAAACAACAAGAAGAATTGTTGCACCTTTATTCGAAGGCGTTTTACGAGAAAATTTAATAAAAGCAGTGACAATGACGGAAATTCAAATTGCTGCTCGCGCTGCTGCTGATGCTGCTCATGCTGCTCGCGCTGCTGCTGCTTATGATGCTGCTGATGCTGCTGATGCTGCTGCTGATGCTGCTGATGCTGCTCATACTGCTTATGCTGTTTATAATGCTGCTGCTGCTTATGGTGCTGCTGCTGATGCTCGTGCTGCTGCTGATGCTCGTGCTGCTGCTGGTTATGCTGCTGCTGATGCTGCTGTTGCTGCTATTATTTATGTTGGTTATGCTGCTCGTGTTGCTGCTGGTTATGCTGCTGCTGATGCTGTTCGTGCTAATTGGGAAAAATCTAAACAAATACTAACAGATGCTATCGAATTAGGTAATCACGGCGATATCGATCCGGTTTATATAAATCGAGCGATGGAACTTAAGGAACTTTTGGATACGGTCTAAAAATAGACACAGACACAAAAAAAGGGACCCGAAAGGTCCCTTTAGTTGTCTCCTACTTACTTGTTGTTTTTTTATTATTATTACAGCAAGTGAAGAACGATGACGCGACGATAGTAAACGTTGCTGTCCTGAACGATTTCACCACGGTTACCGGCCGATGGGATCGTTGCGCCTTCTGCGAAGGGGTTTGCAACCATTCCGTAACGAGTCTTGAACCCGATCTTCGGCTGGAAGGTGTTCGGATCAACTGCACGAACCATCTGAAGCGGAACGTATGGGCAGTAGAACAGACCTGCGTCATAAGCGTTTGCACCCTTATAACCCATTGTGTAGTACTGGCCACCCGAAGAATACGGATCGATATAGACACGGATGCGTCCGTTCAGAACACCAGCAAAGGTGTTGCCTGTATCATCGACTTCCAGGTTGTTGCTGTTAAGAGCAGGTGTGTAAGATAGAACTCCAGCCATGTTCAGAGCAGACGCAACGTCTGATGAACAGATCATGAAGTTACCCTTACCACGACGGGTTGCCTTTGCGATGCTGTTGGCGTCGCGTTCAAGCTGGAACATAAGTCCCTTGAACTTTTCAACTGACCAACGACCGTTTGAGTCAACGTCTAGGTCGAACTGACCCGAAGTGGTGACGTTACCCTGGTCTGCACCCTGGACGGCAGTGACGTTGATCGTACGAACAACTTCACGGTTGATTTCTGCAAGAATTTCAGCAGAAAGGATGTTGCTCAATTCGGTTTCAGCGTCGAGACCATGAATTGCCTTCAAGTCCTGTGCCAATTCCATTGAGTATTCGGCCTTCAAAGCACGGGTACGAGCAGTAACCGAAACTTTTTCAATGCTGAATGCCATTTCTGGGAAGATGGCGGTTGTGTTAGAACCAAGACCTTCGGAGAACGCAGTACCCATTGCACCTGCATAGTTGTAGGTGTTGTTACCGGCGTTGTTTGAACCGCTAGGAAGCGTTCCGATGTTTGAAAGGGCACCACCTGGGAAGGTCGAGTTAGCTGCGTAACCACCGGCAGTGTTAGCTGCGTTGTTTGCGCCACCGAATGTACCGAAACCACTGTTAGCTTCGTTGTAGAATGCTTCCGCACCAGACTGAGATGCATAACGCGAGCGCATTGCGAAAACTAGGCCAGTAGGACCAGTCATCGGCTGCACGCCGCAGATGTCATAAGCAATCAGGTTAGGAAGTGCACGACGGACCAAGCTGATCAGCACGGGATCGAAGATATCGATTGCACCAGCACCAGCCGTTGAAGAAGAAGCGCCCATTGAGTTGGTGGGTGCAGCTTCCGTCATGAACTGAGACTGCGCGGCATCCGAACGTAGAGCGCGTTCTGTGTTTTCCAGAACGGTCGCAACGGTTAGACGCTTGTGGTAGTCCTTCAGAGCCGGTAGAGCTTCGTGGTCAAGAATATCCTTCCACTTTGCGTTTAGTTGTTCAGCTAGATACATTTTTTTAACTCCGTTTCTTATTTGTTAAATTTATTTATTATTTGTGTTAGTTTAGACCTACTTAGATTAACTTTCCGCGATTGGTGCGGGAAATTGCGTCATAAGCAGCTTTGACAACTTCGTTTTCGAATACCCGAGTTTTTTCAGGCTCGGTTAGTTCGTTATCGGTGGTTGCCATATCTTCACTGATTGTGCTCTTTACTTCCTTTTTGAAGTAATGATCCTTCAGAGTTGATAATTTGCCTTTGTAGGCTTCAAGATCGCCTTCATCATCGATCTCTTCGGCCAATGTACGGAAGCGTTCTGCGTCGGCTACAGTTAGGCCAGTAGCAACTTCTTCAAATACATCTTCTTTATTTTCATTTGCGACAATCTGACGTAGATCGGCGTTTTCTTCGATGGCTTCGGACAAACGAGTTTCGAGTTCGTCTACCTTCTGGGCCAATGCGTCAACAACATCAAACTTGTCTTCGGGTACGTCGATGAAGCTATTTTCGAACAATGACTTTAGACCATTGATGAATTCTTCGGTGATTTCTGCACGAAGAGAAGATTCGACGGCGACTTGATTTTCGGTCAACCATGTTTCAGCAACATAATCGCAGAAAGCATCCATGCCTTCTTTTGAAGCTTCAACTACGGCAATCATCTGTTCTTCAAGACGCTTTTCGTTTTCATCGACCAACTTGATAACTTCAAGATTGACGCGGGCACCAACAGCTACTTCAAACAAAGTGGCGAATTTGGTCTTTAGTTCTTCTGATAGACCTTCTTCTTCACCCAGAATATCGGCAACTTCCTTTTTCATTTCTTCCTTTACAGTCGCCAAAAGGTCAACTTGTCCAGGAGTCGAAGAACCTGCACCGGGATTCTTGAAGTGGTCGGGATTTGCACGAGTACCGGCAGCTACTTCTCCAGGAGAGGAGACGTTACCGGTTGAATGCGGATTGATTGCACCGGGGTTAGAGAACTGAGCAGGATTTGCTGCCTTGGCAACGTTTGATCCACCGGCTTTGATAGAATCGCGATTGTGGTCGGATTCGTCATCAACACCGACACCATGACCGGCGCGTTTATTCCATTCGATCATTCCCTTATACCAATCGGTCTTGGAAACATCATCGCGCGCTGCTGCAACGGCACCGATCATCTGGGCCAATTTGCCAAAATTTGTGATAGACTGAGGATCGCTAACGGCCTTTGCGGCTGGATGCAGTGTGTCGATTGCGGTAGTGGTATCTTCGGCAACTTCGTCTTCGTTTACCTGATCAACAACTTGCTTTTCTTTCTTAGCCATTTTGAAAAAATCTCCTTTGATGTATTAAGTATTTATATGAATTACTTTTTGATAAGCCCATCAAGGAATTGAGCGAACATCAAGTATGATTGTTCTTCTAATTCTCTTTTTGATAACTTATGAATTTGTTTTTTTACATCATCTAAATGTTGTTCAATATAGGTACCTTTGGCAGCATCATACCAATACTCTACATTTTCCATGATTCCCTGGACGTAAGCATTTGGTGCAGACGGAGATGCAACAACATCGGCAGGTGTAGACAAACGGTAGTCGTCCTGGACTTCATCGAGACCATCTTTGTTTTTCTTGACTGATCCCAGACCACGCGAAGAAACACCGAGATTGGCACCATCGTTGAACAAACCTTCCACGATTTGTCCCATAGGAGTCGAAGCAACAAGTGCTTTTCCAATAAAATCATTTCCTTCTTTGCGAAGAGATTTGATATGAATTGCAACACGATCCAAATTAATGGTAGGTGTTGGCGGGTGACCAAGTTCACCGTAACTGCAATTGCGTTCGATGTTTTCCTTGATATAACGAGCTACTTCATTTTCTACTGCTTGCATGCGATAGATACGACGGTTCTTGTTGGCAATTTCGGTCTGCATAAACGGACCTTCGATGTACAATCGCTTCTTGCCGTCTTTTTCTTCGGTTAGAAAAGAAACAGATTCAATATGTTCTCGGATTAATTTCATTTATGAATATCTCCCCACTTCTACGGCCACACAATTAGCTCCTGTTGAATTGGATTGCATCGTATCACCTCGATATTTTGCTACATACTGAACGGTTGCTCCTGGCAGAGAGAATGACAGGACGTTAGCACCTGCATTCGCTACTGTTACAAGGAATGTTGTTGTTCCGAGATTGGTAACGCGAAGTGTCATCACTGCGCCATTAACACTGCTTGTGGTAAACGTGTTTGCTACAGAATTACAAACTTGTTCTAATGCGCCTGCGGCTTTGATTATTTGATCTGTCATTTTGCGTTTACCTTTGCAGTGCCTTCAATTTTCTTCTTTGCTAGATCACGACCGGCGTTGCGTGTTTTTTCCCAATGTGTATAGAGCTTGCGAAAACGATCTGTTCTTGCGCCACTTTTTAGAGTATTGAAACGTTCTGCGCTTTCACCGGCTTCGTCGGAATAACGCTTTGCCAGACCCTTGGAGATTTCATCAATCTGTTCGTCTTCCTTGAAGTTGTTGTGAACTTTCTTCACAAGATCAGAAGCCTTGACCCAGCCAAGTTTCTTGGCGAGTTTTCCCTTGTTGCTTTGATCTTTTACTTCTTCTTTCTTGGCTTCTTCAACTTGTTCCGGAACATCCTTCATCTGTACATATTCGCGTTCGGCGGGACGCTTGATTGAACGATCCGCATTGGATGCCTTGGATTTTTCCACGGCTTCGCGGCCACGTTTTTGTGCCGGTGTGTCCGTATCTTTTGTTGTTGATCCGTCAGTACGAGCAGACGTTGAAGCAACGGTTGGTTCCTTCAGTTTTTCATCTCCGTAGGTAGGGGATGTGGTGTGGTCGAGATCGTATCCGTAAGTATCGGTTGATGTACGAGTTTCTTCGTTGGCAACTTTTTTCTTTTTAACCGGAAACTTCTTCACTTCACCGCGTGGTTCGTCCCACTTCTGTTTGGTGACCATTTCGGCGCGACGTTTTTGGAATACCTTGAAGGGAACAACTTCACCTTCAACGATGATACCAACGATGTCACGGAGAGCACGAGGTTGAACTTCATCTTCCTTTGTTAGATGATCAACAACTTTATCGTAATTTTCCTTGCGACGGTAGTAATCGTCGTCACCGGCTTCTTTTTTCTTGGCCATGTCGGCGGATGCCTTTTTCAAGTAGCGACCGGCGAGTGCCTTGGAGACTTCACCAAGGTCTTCTTCTTCCTTTTTAATTGTTTTTCTTTCCTTGCTGAGTTTTCTTTGGCGAATAACATCTTCTGCCCATTTCCGTGCTGCCTTTGCATTTTGACCATGTTTGACGGCATGAAGTACCAAATCACTATAATCTGAGCCTGTTCCAAGAAATTCTTTGTCTTCTTCTTCTTCCGCAACTTTACGATCCGGAACAACACCGGGTGCAAAATATGCGTCCTTGTCCTGACCGCGATTGTAACCGAAACGGTTTGCGGAACGGTCATAGGTCGTTACATTTGATCCGTCGAAATGAGCATCGTTGTCGGTATCGGAACGTGAGTCGTTATCGTCTACTTTATGCAAGGCAGCAAATTTCTTTTCATCGCCGGTCTTTGGTGTATAACCGTCTTGGTTAGGGACAAGTACTTTCTTTCCCGGCTTGGTCGCCATTATTTGTTTTAGAGTCTTGGCCATTACTTACCCTTTAGTTTCTTTCCTTCGTGGGCTGCTTTTTCGAACTTATTCTTGCCGTATTTCTTCATACCAATCGAGGCAGCAACAGCGGCGGGATTGGAAACCTTACCCTTTAGCTTGCCTTCAAGTTTCTTGAATCCAACATATTTTTCATCAATAACTTCGGCGTCGTCTTCGGGTTGGATTTCTTCGGTAGCAACTGGCTCTGGTGCAGGTCCACCGGGATTGAACAACTTGGTAGCCAAATCGGACTTTAAGGTAGCAACACGATCAGCCAGTTTCATGTTCATCACATTTTGAAATGCGGCATTGAAGTCAGTGACTTTCTTGTCCAACGCTGAAATGACCATGTCTTGTAGGTTTTCATCGTGTTGTTGTTCGAATTCTTCGTTTTTTCTGTTCAAATGTTCTTTGGCTGCTTCTTTTGAATCATGTCTACCGCCAATTGGTGTTTGATGTGGTCCCCTTACAATGTACCAACCACCAAGTACTTTGTTATGAACAATTTTTACTTTACCGCCTTCATAAAGAAGTTCTTCGTTGTGCTGATTGGTTTCGTCGCTCATGATTTCTCCTAAAATTATCTAATATTTATTAGCCTGCGTTTTTGGAAATGATTTGATTAGCTTTTTTGTAGTTTGGAATCATTTTTTGTGATCCGGCCTTACTACCACCAATCATGTCATAGGCTTGTTTAGCGCGTTGTAATTGGTCGGACGCTTCCGGCGACGGTTCCATTTCCTGGTTACCATCTTCCATCCCTTGATCGTCGCCCGGACCACCTTCCATCGGCATCGGCGGATTATAAATTGGGTCCATCATTTCTTCGGAAATTTCCTGACGCATCTTTTCCATTTCTTCATCGGACTGCTTCAGGACATTCTTGATGATCCATTCATTACTATAATATCTCCCAACTAAATCTGCCATTTGATGAGCAACATCAATACGTTGTAGAAGTACTTGGTTATCCTTCATTTCCATGAAGAAGTTATCTTTGGTAAAAACAAAACGCAAATAAGGAACAACGTTGCGCTGGAAATCCTCGATGGTCATGATATGTTTCAGGACTATCTGTTTTTCCAGAGTGGAAATGAATAGTTTTGAGAATTGATTTCTCAGGCGACCAATAAATTTACCAAACTTGATTTCTTCACGGGAAATACCAGCCGATAAATCCTGTCCCATGCTATACATATCGTCCTGATACAAACGACCCAGTGGAACGTGCAGAGAAGCATAAAGTTTGCGCTGAAAATACTTGACGTTTTCCATTTCGCCCATGTTTTGACCGGCAGGTAAAGTTTCGACTTGCGTTCCTTTACCGTCGCCACGACGCGGCAACCAATAATCTTCCAGCATCGTCATGAATTTACGATCATCGCGAACTTCACCGGATGCTGAATCATAAATCAAACGATTTTTATGTTTGACCATGATATCGCGGACGTATTGCTCGGCTTTCATCTTCGGTAGGTTACCTACGTCGATGTACCAAACACGACGTTCCGGCGCCCGAGACAAACAGTAGATCACGTTGGCGTCTTCCAGAGTACGCAACTGATTCAATGCCTTGATAGCCTTATGAAGATAAGAAAGCACCATGGTTCCGTTGACATCTGTCAGACCGGATACCGCATGCATAATTGTATCTCTTGCGATCTTTAA